TCACCTGATGTTGAATCAATTATAATACCCATTCTTGCATCAATCAATGACTTGTATCGTTTATCAGTTAAACCCTTAGCAGCCATTCTGGCCACTTCTCTATCTTCTGTTTCGTTCTCTGGCATCTTTAATGATAGACCTTTTCGTTTCATCAACAGTTCAAAATACTGATCTGAATTAACAACTACTAATCCAAGAGTTTTAAGTCCTAGTTTCTTTGCAACATAAGATTTACCACTACCTGGTCCACCTGCTAAAATAATAGCTTTGAATATTCCGGGATCATTTACACCCTCGTCTAAGTCTAATACTAAGTCTTCTTCCTTATAATTAAGAATCGATTCCATATTTCCTCTTTGCCATTTGCATTGCTGTTCCGTGCATGATTGAATCAGCCTTGTCACCATATTGTTTTATAAAATTTTCTCGTTCTTTTTTAAGTTCTTTATACATCTTTTCTTTATATTTTAAAACTTCTTTTGGTAAGTCTTCTGCTTCTTTAACTGAGTTCTTTACCCACTTAACAATGGGTTCATAAGGAGTAGATATCTGTGCATACTCTCTACCTTCGTCTGTCCCCCACTCATGTTTAGAAGTATCATATATCTCATACATAAAGTCTGGAAAATCTTCTGTTATTCCCATACCTTTTTGAACAGCTTTGTATAATTGTTTACCAAGTCTATATCTTTTTGGTAATGCATCAATAAATTCTTTTTCTTGACTTAGACTTGCCATTTGTCTCATTTTAGAGGCTGACATACCTACATCACCTTCTGCATCTGGATCTCTTTCTCCAGCAGATATAACACTAATACTTTTGAAATTATAATATCCATGTCTCGCTTTAACACCATTATATTTCTTTAACAAATTATCAAATTCTCTAATTCTATCTGAACCAACAACCATTTGTATCATTCTATATCCATCATCATATAAATCTACAACTACATCAAAAACTGTTCTTGCAGTAGTTGAAGATACATTGATACCTCTTGGTAACATAGGATTCATAAACTTACGAATCTGTGCGTTTGTTAAAGGATTCTTTGTCTTATCTGTTGTATGAGAAGTGTATATTTTTACATCATGTCCTTTAGAAATTGCTTTCATCTTTGCGGCTAACTTCATGTGTCCAACAGTTGGTGGATTGAATCTACCAAAACTAAATGTAACTCCTTTATCTGTTCCTTCTGTTATTTGATTGAATGATTTTAATTCAAGTTCTTCGAATTTGAAATCTAACATCTTCTCTATAGTCTTGTCTTTTTGTTTAGTATACCAAGCAAGTTCACCTGCTAATACTAATTTATCTGGATATGTTAAAGTATCAAACCATTTTTTAAAATCTTTATAACCTCTCTTAGCAAATATACGAGCTCTTTTGGCTAACTTAAACAAATCTATATCGTTAAGTTTATTAACATCTTTTATCATGTTGTCAAAACCTTTGACAGCTAATTTTAAAAAGTTATCTCTATCTTTTTTTATACTCATTACTTGTCCCAATTCTTAGCTACAGTAAAGTTATTAAAACTAAACTCTAACTTATCTACTATTTTAACAGCTCCACCTGATTTATCAATAGCCACATATCCTTCAGGATTAACAACTTTAAGGCCGTTAGGAGTCTTAACAAAAGTCTTCGCTAAACCCTTAGCTGAATCAAGTTGATTTAATAACATTAATTTGGCCTCTATCATATACTTAATGAAGTCAACTACTTCTTTTAATGTTGATGTCGCCTTTCTTATCTCTGCCAAATGCATTTTTAAATTCTGTTTAGATGTCGGTGTATCACCTTTATTCTTTATCCACCAGTCATTAAAATGTTTAAAATACATCTGAACTACATTACCCGAAGCTGGTAGTGATTTACCTGCTCTTGTATATGTATTTAGATAAGTTTTAAACCCAGCTCCAGGTGGAATTTTATCTTGCCATCTAAGAAATGCATTGAACTTTCCTGAATTTATTTTTCCGAATTTCTTGCCTGCGTTAGACAATACTTTAGTTACTGCAATTGTATCTTTTGCTGTAAAGGTTGCTCTTCCGGATACATCTTTAAATGTTGCATCATCTTGCCATACATTAGATGAACTACCTGGTATCTTAGCACCAAAAGTTGCTTTTAAATTTTCTATTGAATCACCCTTATATGTTGTATGCCATACAACACCAATATTAGCACTATTAATTTCTCTACCGATCTTTGAATCTACAGGGACAGCATACATAATCGTATTTGGTTGAAATGTATAATGTGATACACCATCAATGTCTGTAGTATCTACATCATCTGTAAACATTAAATCACCTTGAAGTATTTCTTTCATACCAAGTTTACTAAACTCTGCTAATGATACTTTAAGTTTTGCTGCTAGTTCACCACTCTTATCATTATCAATATCTTCATCTGTATGATAATATGCCGTGTCTGCTTTCCTTTTCCTGAATAAACTTTTTGTGGCTACAAAGAATTTTCCTGTTTCAGGGTGTGGTCCGGCGAATACAGCTGGAGCTCCATCCCATTTGACTGTAACATTTAATTTTTTCTTTGAACTACTAGCGAACATATCTCTTAATGCTCTAAGAAAGTTTATAGAACTACGACCACCAGCAATACCAAAATTTAGAATCTCGTCTTCTAAATGTTCTAAGTGTAAATTTTTACCGGCTGCTTCTGTTAAAAATTCCATTATCCTTTATAACCCTTTCTTTGTGTATTTACTTCAACGGCAGTAGAGAATTTAGATCCTGATTTAGAATTAAATCCTGATGAACCGTATATTGGTGTAACATTCTTTCCATCTATTTCTATGTTTTCAAGTAAAAATATAGTTATTGCATTATGTAATGCTCCTGTTTTACCTACTCGATTGATTTTGATTTCCATGATTGGCCAGTTAGCTTCGTAAACTTCTTCTCTCTTTAGTTTAGTGGCCACATCAGCTGAATAATTATCTCTTTTTCCTAAATGATCTATAACACCTCCACCTTTAACAATTACAAGTGGTAACGCTGTATTGCCAAACTTAGCTTCTGCACTAACATCTCCAGACATACTTAATACAGCATCTGACAATCCATATTCTAAATTTTCATAACTATCCATTTTCTCTTTAACTTGTTTTAGTATGTTATTAAGATAAACATATCCTATCCAATTAGAAGTAACATTAAGAACTACCCAAAACATTGAATACAACTCTGAATCTAATGTAATTTCATCACCTTTTTCGGGTTTTGGTAACTTAAATAATTTATCTAATTGTTTTAAATCATCTGCCATCTGTAGAGCTTCTTTCCCTTCATTGTATATTATAGGATTAAACTTTCTGACTTTAGACTTATTTAATAAATCTACATTTGTTTGAATCTGTTTAAAAGTTCTTTCAATTTCACCTAAACTATCTTTAAAATCTTGAACATGACCGTATAAGTTATTATTGTATACTAACGGTTTACCTTTTCTAGCAGCTCTGAAAATAAATTCATTTAACATTTCTTCTTTTAATGGCATCTTCAATGAAGCCATTTCTTTAACAAGACCCTGTGCTGCTTTAACTTTTTTATCTTTCTTTATGATAGCGTCTGTTAATTTTTTAGCTTTAGAGGTAATAAACTTTACAATTTTCTTAAATACTGTTTTTACTTTTTTTACAAACCCACCAACTTTATCTTTAATTTTATCTATGAGATTACCGAACATACCTTCTTCTAGAAATTCAGAAGGATCATAAGTGAATGTAGGGTTAATAATTTCACCTATAGTTTGCTGTGCAGCTGCGACTGTTCTCAATTTACCTGGCATCCCTGTTCTGTCTAAATCTTTACCTGCTAGTTGAGTCCATTTACCCGCTCGTGCTTCACCAGGTGCTGCGTCTTTTTTCAATGATACTTGATAGAATATAATCTCACCATCAAGTGTTATTTTTGAACCATCTGAGACTGTTCTTTTAACTTGTTCTTCTTCTGATAATTTCTTTAATTCTTTCAATTTTGATATTAGTGTTTTCGGTGTGCCCTTTGTTATGATAACACAATCAGCAGTATTCTTTTTACCAGCTACTGGTACTTGCCAAGTTTTAGGTGCAGCTGCATAATAATCTTCTATTGAATCCCAAATAAATTTACTAGATGAACTAACACCGTCTAGATTAGTTATATGTCCACCCAACTTGTTGCAGAAGTTATTCCAAATATCTGGATCACCACCTATATCTAAATATGCTTCTTGATACCATTGACCCATTGTTGTTATTGAAAGATCATTATATTTAACGGCTTTTCCTTTCTTACCCATTGGCGCGTTCTTCCATTCTGATTCACTTATTATGTTACTACCAACCATTCCCCATAGAGCGGCACCTTCAAAAATAGCGGTTCTAGCAGTATTTTCATTTGAAGGTGGAAGATAATCATCAATAGTCATTTGAACTTCTTCTTCTTCTTTAAGTATTGATTCTAATTTTAAATCAGGTTCCATACTTGATTTTGAGTAATTATATAATGCTTTAGCTAAACGAACACCAAACGCTGTATCAGTTGGATAATGTGCTCCGGCGATTTGTCTACTCTCACCAATTCTTTTACCAATATCTAAAATATCTTTTCTGTATTCTAATGGAGCTTCATCAGCAACTAATAATGATATTAGTGTTCCTTGTGTTGCGTGGCCTGATGGATATGAAGGTGAACCCGCTGTTTTTAATGGAAAGTTATCTAATGGTAATCCCAATTTTTCAGCTAGTTCTTTTGGTCTAGGTCTATTGTAGTGTCTTTTAAGTGATAGGATTATAGGATCTGAATGTTCTTTCATTCTTTTTATTCTATCCCAATCAATATCGTCAATATTATGGCTTGATAGATAATCTTTAAATGGTTGAATAACTTTAATATCATACATTATCATTTCATTTTGCCAATCAGTTCTAAATTGACCTAAAGAAATCAAATGTTGTATTTCTTTTTTAGTTTCCTCAGAAGAATTTCTAGGGAAAGGAAATTGTAGCCAATCTTCTAAATCAAAGTATTCATATTCACTAGAATCTCCTTTAAGCATCGCCAATTTCTTAGAAGATAACTTAACACTATGGCCAAGTTTATCTAATTTGTCTTCTACTGATTCTTCTTGGATTGTTTGTAAGAATGATTTCATAAACAGTATTTATGTTAATACTATTTTTGAATTTTGTGCTTACTGAGAAATTCATCAATCATTGCGATTGATTCTACTAATAGTTCTTGTTTCTTTGGTTGTTCTTTCTGTTTCTTTAGGCGAATAAGTTCTTTCTTCAATTCAACCTTTTTGTTGAGAAGATCGACTAGGGATTTACTTTTAATAACACCCTTATCTTTATTCTGCGATAAGTTCATTTAACTGTTTAATTGTATTGTCTGCAGTAGTATGTAGTATTCCGATACCACCAGCATCTACCCAACAATCAATATTTTTATCTCTATCGTCAATCAATACTGCTTTTTTGTGAGCAAACGCCGCTTTTTGACTACCTTTGAATGTGGGTATAACTGTCCAATAGGGGTTTATATGTTCTCTAATCCATTCAATTTTATCTCTAACAACAAGTTCTCTATTAACAGTTCCTGCTGCAGTTAATATTTCAGTATGAATACCAGAATTTATACACCAATCAGTTAATTTCCATGCATCTGGTAAAGGGTCCATCTTTCTAAACATATGCTTAGATGTTAACTCCCTTTTATGAGCGTCATAAACTGCATGACCTGCATCAGTATTCCAAACTTTTTCACCTAACATTTCTGTTATTTTTGACTCAAAATCAGTCAAAACACCGTCCATGTCTAAGAATATTTGTCTTATTTTCATATCTTTTTTCATCATATTACTATTATAACAAAAGTGTTCCTGCGGTTTCAAGTCTGGCATTTTTAAATGTCTAAATTCCCACATGATTAATTAAAAAAAGTATTTAAATTTGATTCACTTTTATAAGACTGAATATTCTTTTTGTTATATTCCATATCTTTTGTTAAATCAAATGGCATCTTTTTAGTTTGTGTATAATCTTTTTTGCCTGGTAGTTTTATTTTCCACTCTAAATCAGAATGTTTAGGGTGATTCAAATCCCATTTAACTGTTGATTTTTTCAAATACTTTCTATCTTTTTTCGACATAGGATAAATGTATCTGAATTGTTTACCTTTAACTCTACTCAATTTAAGTTCTACTAATTGTTGAGGATTAGGTCTATGTCCATACTTTAAACCATCTTCATTTGGTAATATACCTTGTATAGTTCTTGGGTGTATTTTCTCTCCATTCTCTGATACATAAGTATCTGTCATAGAGAAACCACCATAAAGAAAGTTGGCTGCTTGATAAACATAACCAGGTTTTCCTACTAATCCGTCAGCCCATGTAAAAAGATATTTAATATCTGTATTTTCTCTTAACCATTTAATAGATAAAGAAAGTAATTGTGATTCAGAATTTTTAGGCATTGAATCGTCCATACACATTTTTCCTATTTCAAAATAATCTTTAGTGTCTAGTTCAGGAAATAACTTTTGTATTGTATGTTTGGGTCTTGTTCCCCAACCAAAAGTAATAGCACCTACTAATTCATCATCTTGATAACAACCCATAAAATGTTTTGTTAATCTTGGCATCACAGCTGAATAATGTCTTTCACTTATAAATTCAGAACAAGTTATTTTATGAATCGGTTTAAGAGATAACATAATAAATGGAGCGGGTTGAGAGAATCGAACTCCCTTCAAAAGATTGGAAACCTTTTATAATACCATTATACCAAACCCGCTTAGTCATACTTTAAATTGTCTGCCTTTTCACTACTAATTCTTTTACCTGTTTCTGTCTGATCCATTACAGGTCCAATATCAACTAATTCATCTTGTGCTGATTGTTCACAATCATACAGTCTCATTTTAGCTCTGTCAACACCCAATACAAATCTTTTATGATATGTTGGATCATTATATCTATTCTTTAACTGTTTAACCATTACTTGATCAAGTTCTTGCATGTCTTCTGTTGATATCAACGCGAACATAAAATCAGCTGTAGCGGGTAATCCGAATGATTCAGAAGTATCTTCAAGTCCAACATCTGTAGATACAAATCCTGTTCTATTTGTTTGTGTTGCTGACATAATTGGAACATCAAATTCAACTGCTAATCCTCTGAGTTCTTCTGCAATAGACTTGATATATGAATAAGTATTCACATTACTACCCGGTCTAATTCTAAATGAACTACAAATATTCAGATAATCGATATAAATCATATCAGGTTGAAACTCTCTTTTTAAATCCAATTCTTGTAATAGATGTCTAAAATGACCACTATGTGCAGTCGCTGTAGGATATTCTTTAATGATTAATTTACCTTTAGTCTTCTCTCTGACTCTTGTAATTTTCTTCTCATACATCATCTTAGGTAAATCTTGTAATTCATTTAATGATATATCTAATAGATTGGCGTCTATTCTTTCAGCAATCTTTTCTTCGGCCATTTCCATTGTAATGTATAATACATTCTTACCTTGAAGTAAAGATGATGAAGCACAATGACACATGAATAGAGATTTACCAACACCCGTTCCTGCCATACAGATATTCAATGTCTTATTCGGTAAACCACCTTTTGTGATTTTATTCATAAGTTCTAAATCAAAAGGTATTCTTTCTTCTTCTCTATGCATGAAGTCATATCGATCATTCCAATCTTCAATGAAATCATGACCAATATTACTATCAAAAGAAACAGATAATGCTTCTCTGAGTATGTCAGGTATCTCTCCTGTATTCCCTTGTTTGTCTTGAATGATCTCAATAGAGTTCATTACACCATTGTATACTGCTCTATCTTTACACCACTTCTCTGTTGAATCAACCAACCATTCATCAGGTGTGTTTGTTGTATCTTGTTTGATCTCTCGAATTAAGACTGCCGTGTCTGATACTAATTGTTGATCCACATCAGTCTTTTCATCTATATCAATGATAAGAGCCTCTGGTGTAGGTGATGTTTGATACTTTAAGAAATACTCTCGAATTTGTTTAAATAGAAATTCTTCGTCCCTTTCACTAAAAAATTCTGATTTTATGTAAGGTAAAGTCTTTCTAATAAATTCTTCATTCTGTATCAGATTCTTGAGAATCGTCTGTTCTAATCGCGTTGCCATATAAAAATTCTTGTTTCGCTACTTCGTTAATTTGATCAAGTATTTCTGGTGTGAAATACTTCTCTGGATTGTTATTAATAGTTTTACCAAATTGTGTTGTTCCATCAGGTAATTCTATTCTTGTTGATGCTTGTTTAAAGATATCATACTTGACTGCTAAGTCTAATAGACCGTAATAACGATCTAGTCCAGAGTCATATTTGAGTATAACATCTACCATCTTATTCTCCATAGTAAGTCTTGATTTCTCATTCTTACAATGAATAATATTTCCTATAACATCTTTTCCGTCTTTCTCTTTTTTCTTAGACAAAAATATAATTGATGATGCAGCGTATTTAAGACCACTACCACCACCCATTACTTTCTTCGCGAATAATCCCATTTCATCATAAGTATGATTCGTTACAATTAATGGAACTCCTGCTTTACCTAATTTAAGAGTTAATACTCTAAAAGCACCTTTAACTAACTGTGCTCTCGTCATATCTTTTGTTTCAGAACCTGATGCTGTATCTTCAATCTCTTTAGTTGTTGATAACATACCAAGAGAATCTAAAACAAATAACATTTTCATATCTGTTTGATCTTTTATATATTGATCAAGTATTTTAATTGATTGAGTTCTAAACTCTTGAACTGTTGTAACGGGAACAATGACGATTCTAGAGGAATCAATTCCCCTTTCTTCAATCATGTTTTTTGTAATAGCACTTTCAGATTCAAAGTAGATAACCGCTGAATCGGGATTATCATCTAAGAATTGTTTACACATTCCAAGTGCAAAGAATGTTTTACCTGTTGCAGATTCACCAGCAAGAGCTGTAATCTTATTATTAGGTAATCCATCATATATGGAACCAGATAACAACGCGTTAAAAATATAAGAACCTGTATCAATATAACCACTGACATCAGCAGCTGCTACACCTTCTTCTACTATAGACGCGAATTCATTACCTGTAGTTTTGATTAAGTTTTTCAAATAACTCATAATATCTCCAATTTATCTTTTCGCTTTTATTTCTTTTCTTTTTTTCCTTAAAGTTGAATCATAATCTATATGTAATCTAACTTCTCTCTTAAAAGAATTTAGTTCAACTAAGACTATAATTAAGAACACCCAAGTTATTAGATGTAAACATAAAAAAATATAAGAAATTTCATTCATATATCTATTATACTACTGAACTCGTATTTGTCAAGCCCGCTTCTTCATAAGACATTTCTATAAGTCCTTCATCAATTAATCTTTTACGATTAACCATATGAGCGGATTTTATATCTTCTTTAGAGCCACCATAATAATCTACGGCGTGTCCATCTTCAATCAAGGCATCAACAACACTTATACTCTCACCATGTCTATCAACAATAAAGTCACCAAGAATTCTTCCGAATTTACCTTTCATGTCTTCACCGTCTCTATTAATTTGTGTTTTCAAAATTGATGTTTTACCTAACATATCTAGTAAAGCTTGTTTAGCAGCTTTACCAAAAACTTTTTCTACTTTATCTCTAGTTCTAGATTCTGGTGTGTCGATACCCATGATTCTAACTCTCTCGTCTGTAAGAGTTACACCGAACCCCAAATCAATATCAACATCTACTGTATCACCATCTATCACTTTGATAATTTTTACTCTATATTCGTACATTAATTACCCCTTTGGGTAATCAACTTCTACCCAAAAAATGAATCAAGTGTGCTAACTGGTTCAGTTGTCCACCCGATCTTATTTAATATTACACCTAAAGGTTCAACGAATGACTTTTGAAATTGAGTATCATAATCAATATAAGGTTCAAGTTCAAATTCTTTAGGCAGTGCTGAGACAAATGATATCACATTCTCATTCATAATATTAGGTAATTTCATATAACAAAATTTAACTTTCTCTCCATTCTGTATTACAGGATATTTCTTGTCTATATTGTATTTATATAAAAAGTTATTGTAAAGTAAAGAACCACGAACATGAATAGGTGTTCCTTTATTATAAATTGATGCTGCGTTGTAATATTTCTTAACATTCTGCACACCTCTAGGGAATGATATTTCTTCTATTGGTAATTTATTAAACTCATTTCTAGCATCAGTAATAAACTCCCATACATCACTCTCTGTTCCTGTCATTAATGTTCTAATACCTTCTTCAAGTTTCTTTCTACACCACATTGGTGTTGAAGACTTGGCTGTCTCGATTCCCATCATTTTTAATTTGGGTTTTTTAAATCTAACACCTTCCGAATCATGAACATTAAGAATATATCTTTTCTTCGCTGTCCATATACCTTTATCGGCTATCACTTCTCTACCCATTTCCATTTTGTTTTGATAAGCGTTCATATAAGAGGCTAGTTCTTCATATGAATTAGTAATATATGGTTCAAGTTTTTCTTTGGCTATTGTGTCTAAAAATTCTACAGGATTTTTCGGATTAACTCTATCAACTAAAGTTTCAAATGTTACATAAATTGAATCTGTATCAATCGCGACAACATAATCTATATCAGTCTCTAATAATTTATTAAGATAATCATTAACAGCCTTCTCAACCCACTTGATACTTAACTGACCAGCTGTTGTAATTCCTTCGGCTATCTCTCTATTGAAATATCTGAAATATTGATTCCCCAAAGCACCATAACAACTGTTAAGTGAAATCTTTCTCACCATTTGATTATTATGATTCTTAACAATATCATATTCAAGTTCTTTTCTTTTAACTAAATTATCTTTCGGAGTATTTTCAAGTTCCTGTTGAGATTGAATCATCTTTCTTTTGAACAAAACTCTTTGATCATACATTTCTTCTAATAGTTCAGGAAGAAATCCTTGTTTATCTGTTCTGAAAAGGGCACCATTGGGCGTCACAGTATTTGAGGTCAACATACTTAAATCAACTTCACCATTTAACAGTTTCTTCACATTAATTTCTTGACTGAATATTTTTCTTTGATAAGTATCTGGACTCATATTATATTGCATAATTAAATGAGGATATAGACTATTCAAATCAAATGACATTACCCATTTATGTTGTCCCACTTGAGGTTCTTTTACATACGCACCGACTATTCTAGAATCTTGAGCCATCTTCTTGGGTGGTGGAACCATTCCTCGTTTCTTTAAGAAGTTGTAGATAATCAAATCCCAATATCGAACAGAACCAAATACATCTTCAAAATTACACTTAGCTTGATAAGCCATTGTTATAACTAATTCCATAAGTTGTAACTTATTATCTAATTCTTCAACTAGTTCTGTATCTCTTACATTATAATCTAAAAACTTTTGATAATCATTCCTATAGAATAAATGCATAGCTCCAAACTCTGAGTAATCAATTTTCTTCTTACCCAATTCTATCTCTGCGATATGATCTAAACGATATGTCTCTCTAGTAATGTATGTAAACTTCTTATACATTTCTAAATAATCTAAAATAGCTATACCAGCAATGTTATATGAGACCATCTTCTTTTGTCCCATGTATAACCACTCTCTTGATGTAACTAATTCATGAGGAGACAATTTCCTAACTGTATCCCAATCAAATAATTTCCAAATACGATTAACTAGATAAGCGATATCAAAAGTTTCAACATTCCAACCTGTGATAATATCAGGTTCTAAATCGTCCCACACTTTCATAAAGGTTGTTAATAACTCTTTCTCATGATGACATCTATGATAAATTAGATTAGGATCATCAGATTTATAATCAAAGTTATCAACACCAATAACATGAGTTTCTTTATGACCAAAGAGTTTCATAGTTATCGCGTTAACTCTTTCTTCGGCTTCTGTTGGTTCTGGAAAACCATTTTCACATTCACACTCAATATCAATATTAAGTATGTTTATATTCTTAATATCAAAGTCTATATCACTTGGAAACGATTCTGATAGATAAGTATATTCCCATTGTTCTAAACCATGAATATCAATACCTGTATTATCGTATTGTTTCTTCCAATGTCTTGCGTCACTTGGAGATTTAAATTTCTTTGGTTGTAAATACTCACCAGATATTGATTTATTGGCAGTAGGTTTGTTTGTAGGTATATAAAGAGTAGGTTCATACTTTAATCTCTTAATATACTTCTCACCATTCTTTACACCTCGTGCAAGAATGAAGTCTTTGTATCTTTTTACATTTGTATAGTAGTGCATAATATATCTATTATACTATAGAAACGCCATAGTGTCTATACCATTCTGGTTTCTGTAGTATCCTTTCTTCAATTCGTTGTCGAATTATCTTTTGATCTTCGACTGTTGGTTTCCAATCATTAAAATATTCTATTGGAAATTGTGAGGTTTTGAAATGTCTATGATCATCTAATTTGAAATTTCTTTTCTTGAGTTCTTCTCTGATTTCGTCATATCTTTTAAATAGATATTTACCTTTATCATAAAAAAACAATACATGACCTTTATTTAAAGTAAAGTTCTTGGGTATTCTTTTAATATCCCAATTTTTTGAGTTGAGTGATCTCTGTAATGAAGAACCGATCATGAATATCTCACGATACTCCGCCATTAGGTGTTGATCGGTTAGTTCTTCAACAGGTATTATATTAATTCTGGTCAAATTACTCTTTCAGGTATAAAATGATTTTTTACACAAAGTAATTTTTCTTCGGCATGTGCCATCTTTTCTACTTGAGAATCTATGGCAGCGACAACATCAGGATGCTCTCCAATACCTACAGGATTCTTCATGTATACTGAAATGTTAGCCTTCGCTTCAGCAATCTCACCTTCATATTTGATTATGAGTGCTTCTCTCAATATTTTTTCCATAATTTATTTATCCGTTGTGTCTATATCCCTAAGACGATTCATCAATCGTTTGGCTCGATTATAGACTTGTTTTGCCCATTTACTGTCTAGACCTTCCTCTGAAGCTGTTTTATAATCACCTTCATTCAAAGCTTCAAACATTTTTTTGAATTTTACTAATCTAGTTAGTCCTAGATTGAAAGCCATGTTAGCTATAATTAACTTAACTTCTTCTGGCCAATCTCTCCAGTTGTTGTGAAATCTATCTTCACATTCTTTTAGAACAGTATTTAAATCTTGAAATAATAGTTCATCACATCTAGTTTGTGTTATAGGTGTTCCAACACCCATACCATATTCTTCATCAGATTCTAGAATTAAATGTCCTACTCCAACAGTTGGATATCCTAAATGATCTTTGTATACTTCTAATACTTGACCTTCATCAGATGTTATTTCTTTTTTAAGTCTTACTCTAAACTCTTTACTATATTCCATTTTTTAGTTCCTCTAGCCCTTGATTGGCTAGTAATTCTATGAGAATATTTCCCATAAGTTGATTAAATTCCTCGTCCTCTGATATTGTGTTTAACAATTCTTCTGGACAGGATCGAACAGCTCTTTCAAAATCTATAGTAGGTATTTCCTTTTCTTCTCTAGGTATAAAATTTATTTTACCATATTGATAAATTATATCTTTATATTTACCTGTTAAGATTTTAATAGCCTTTTCACCATTCTGATGAACAACTTCTGTATAAAGTCCATCATCAAATAATGGATAATGAGTATTTATAGTATTATCTGCCTTGGCCACGATATCTTTTTAAAGACCTTTTCTTAGCCTTGTTCATAGTTGAAGTTCCGATTTTAACTCGTCTACCTCTACCACCAACTCCAATAGAACTAGTTTTTGAACCTTTAGAATCTCGAAGCGATTTACGATAAAGACTCGCCATTATTTTTTAGGTTTGTTTTTTGAACCTTTAGGTCTTCCACGACCTCTCTTGGCTGGCGCTTTCGCTTTAGTTCTTTTCTTAGGGGTTCTTCCATCAGTATATGCTTCGTTAGTATCTGCAGTAGATTTATCATCAGCGACATATCTACCTTTATTATCACGAGCTCTTTCACCGCTAGGTTCACCAATTAGAAAAGTCACAAATTTATTCCATATTCCCATTTTCTTCTCCGATTGTTTATATTAAATAAATGTTTATTTTTTTATTTTTAAACATACTACTATTATACTATGGATTCCTCAGGTGTCAAGTTTTTAACACCTGAGTATCCAAATTTATTTATTCAGACAAGAATACTTTCTTATCTGACTTTTTAAGACTACCAATCTCAATAGTTCTAGCTTTCTTTTCTTCTGGAACTATTCTTTCAGCATAAATGGTTAGAATACCATTTGAAAGATCGGAACCTTTAACCACAACATCATCTGCTAGAACAAAATTTCTAGAGAATTTTCTTTGTGAGATTCCTTGATGAACAAACCCAATATCTTTCTCTCCAATATCACCGGCTACAGTAAGATTATTTTCTTTAACAGTAATTGTTAAATCTTCTGAACCGAAACCAGCTACTGCTAGTTCAATTAAGAATGTATCCTCTGTAGAACCTTTACGGATATTGTAAGGTGGATAGTTAGTTTGTGGTAATGATCGGACTCTATCTAATTGTGTAAACACATTATCAAAGCCGATTGTGAATGGAGATAAGTCTCTCCAGATTGCTTCATTTATAGTCATATTGACCTCCTCTTCTTAAGCAAGGTTATTAAAAAAAGTAATCCCTTTCGGCGATTACATTATATATTTATAACAGTTATTATTTCTGTTCTAAATAAACTTTCATTAATTCATCTTTTTTTGATTCCCAAAGTTCTTTCATTTCAGGATTCTGAGCTCTTTCTTCTGCTCTTTTTAAGAAAAATATTCGTCTTGTTAAAGACTTTTTTAAAAAATTATTCTTCATTATTTTTATTACCAAGATATTTATTATACTTGATTCTGTTTAAAACTGTTTGTTTGAATTTATTTGTTGGGTCAAATGCATTAATCGAATGTCTATTGACTGTCGCTCTACAAGTGAAACAATCACCATCTACTAACTTATGTTCTTGACCTAAGTAAATTCGTTGACTATCAGCGAAACACATTAATGAATTACCATGTTTATCTACAAATTGGTGTATGTAGAACCCTCGACTTGTAGCAGACCAAGAAATATATTTCAATGTCATATCGTATCTT